AACCGGCCCGCCTCCCACGTCAGTTGCTTAGTGGCGTTCTCGCTATCTAGGCAGGGTATGAAAAACGACATCCCGGGCTTAATCGACCCCCAAGGTATCTTCACTGTCAGATTTAGAATCTGCATTTACTAGCGCATCCTCTGCGAAAAATTCCAGTTTGGTAGTGTCAAAGGTAAGGGCCATAACCCCATCAGATGCCCCCATAGCGGTGCCTGCCAGCATGCGTTTCTTCTTCAGGCCAGTGTAGGCTTTGTTCTTGCGGTAGGGGTTCAGGGTGTCTTCGTAACCCATAAAGGTCTTGGCACAGTCATCCCGCCAGTCTTTGTTGACCACATAGAGCATCTTGGTATCTGGCTCGTAGCGCACTACAACCTTGCCACGAGGCTCCCGAATCGGCCCCTGTTCCAGCCCCGTCCGGCTGTGGGCCTTGCCGTTGATGACCAAAATATCCTGATAGTGGCGTTGTAAAAAGGCTCCAAGGTAGTCGCTTACGCTTGAAAACTCTTCGTTGTTCTTGTTCCGGGTGTTTTTAACGAGGTCCACCGCGTGCTGAAATACGGGTTCTATTGGGATGTTATGCAGTCCCAAGTTGTGGGCGATGATGCCGCCTGTCAGGTCGATGGCTATTCCGGCTGACCAATACCGCTCGGTGTTTGTAATCTCGGCCGCTCGGTCTAACTTCCGATTGACTCTATTAAGAAGTTCTACAACGGTGGGAAGATTGCCCGCGACGTATTTTATGTAGGGGTCGATTGCGTGTCCATAATTATTGATGATGCGTCCGAAGTGGGACTTTGACCATGTGGGGTCGTTATGTGTATCGGGCAGGATCTCGTCTTCTAGTATCCGCAGGAGTTCTGCATCAGGGAAAGACTTGAGGGTCATCAAGGCGTCTTTGACACGACGGTTAGATGAGGAGACCACCGGGATTTGCCAAGTCGTGTGATTAATCCGCTCAACGTTAGCCTTGCCACTCATACGGTTCTTACCCTTGCCGGAGGTGATGTCATACACAAGGTTAGACATGATCTTCACTTCCAGATTGGTCAACTCATCAATCGTAGGGGTCATAGACTGCATGGTGCCCATACGTTGCATGCGATGGTTATGCGTATCTTTATAAGATAACATCAACTGCTTGGGGTTACCGTAGATCGAATTAATGGCGTGTAGCAGGGTAGTTTTGCCTGATCCACCACGCTGACTGACTAGATTGAGCAGAAATCCATCCAATAATCCTTCACCTACAAACTTCATAAGCGGCCCACCAAAACCCATGAAGAATGCAAAGGCACGTTGCTCCATCCCGGGTCTGCCATAGGCATTGATGATGTCTTTCCAAGTGTGGAAGTCGCCCTTGGTCTTAAACGCAGGAATGATCGGTAGTGTCACAACGGTTGGAGGGCTGTAGAGCACCTGACCATCGGCGCGAATTTCTCTGTCACCAACAATAAATGCGCTGTCGTCTTCCAACCAGCCAAACTGTTTACGAGCAATTTCTGATTTGCCCATAGCCTGCAGTTCCTCAACCCATCGTGTCACGTATGCCATAAGTAAGTCCTGTTTCTTTCCTAGTATTGCTACCCCTTCTTGGGCTACTCTGTTTACAAACTTTTCTTTTGATAGTGCTGAGGTCAACGGCATAATAAATTCTCGCACCCCATCTTTGGGTAGGTGCAGTCTCATAAGTAGTGTCTCCCCATCGTCTGGGTCGTGAATTCGTTTCACCACGTAGAGGTCGTACGGATAGATTAGTTCGTCTTTGTCATCTTCTTTATTGGGATCACCACGCCGATAGACCCCGCCAACTTTGCCCCTGAAATATGGGAACGGGAAATTAGGAATTATATAAGTTACTTCTTCTTTTGTAGCCTGTTCAACGTGGGTGACAACGTTATCCTCTTCTGAGGCTTCGATAATTTGTCTTCCAATTTGGATAGGCGATGATATTTTGAGCGTGCAGTCTTGACATCCCGTGGGATTGAGTTTTTTAAAGGTGTCGCAAGTGTATGGTCCTTTAGTTTCCAAAGCCTTTTTAATAGTTCTATTTGCTGAGTACTCAGGATGTTGTTCTGATATTTTGTGGATAGCCACGGCTCCATCCACGCAATATTGGGCAATTGATAAAGCGGCTCTCCATAGAGGTTCTTCGAGTATTGCCTGATTCCTAAACGCATTAGCAAGTTGTTCACACCCCTCCCCATTCATCGACTTGATGAGAATTGTTTTGAATTTGGACTGGTAGTTACCCATCAGTGCCAAGGTCATTGGGTCTAATTGCTTAACAAAAGGCTTTTTACCCGGAATATCAAAGTCGTCTAAATTTACTAATACTTGACGTAACTTGGCTATCTCTACGCGCTGACGTGACGATATGATTTTTGTTGGTAGAGGATTGTCTGGGTCTTTAAAGTTAAGTGTCTCAGGTACGCGCAAGATGCGAGACACGTCGGCAGTCACCGCAGGGTCAGCCTGTAGTCCGTGCTTTTGACACAGTGCCTTGAGTGACTCGGCCAAAGGTTTCCATTCTGCTTTTGATAGCGGCTGCTCCGGCACCCAGTAGGCGTGCAAGCCGCGCCCTGAATTAACCAAGACTGTTGGCTTGGACATGCCGGATGTAGCGATAAACTCAATCAGAGCCTCGACACCCTCTTGCTGATTTGCGTACGGCTTGTTGGGACCGCAGTCGATGTCTATAAAGAATGACCCAAGTTGATCAGCGTTTACGTTTGTGCGACCCTCATTCGGATCGGTAAAAGATGCAAGGGCAAAGTATGCGTCATAACCCTTGTGCACCATAGCGTCTGCGTAGTTGCAGACTTCATCAATTGATTCTACGAATACCTGTCTTGGTGCTTTATCTTGCTTTAGCCCAACCACACAGTATTGTCCTGTAGGTGGTAAAACAAGAGAAAGAAACTCTTCTCTAGATAACATAGCCGCCATCGTTCAGTGCGCCGTCGTTAAAATAAGGTAGGCAGGGATAGGACGGCGAACTACCCTTTTCGGGTGCCCCCTAGCCTCCTTAAACCGTTTACGTACTTAGTTTCGCAATCAATTTTTCTACTATCTCTTTATGCTGACCAAGCACGTTTGTCTCACCTTTGAACCAGTGATACACCGTCATGCGTGTAACTTTAAAGAACTCAGACACATCTTTCACCGGGATGTCGTTGTCGATGCAGAGTTGTGCAAGCCGTACACCTAACTTGGACTGATCTGCAGCGTTGACAACCGCGATGAATTTGGTTGTGTAACCACGTGACATGATGCCCCCTTATTGGTCATCCCATTCTTCAAGAATCTTGGTGAGATCCTTCTTAGGTGCAGGGGCTTCGTCCTTTTTGCTTGCACGTTTGGTAGGTTCTTCAACGGCTTCTGCTTCGACTTTTTCAGTTTCCTGAGCGGGAACTTCTGAGTCTACACCATCAACCTGAGCAACCGTCATGGTGATTGCCTTAATTGCATCTCCGGTTTTTCCCTTACCCAAAGCCGTATTAAATTCGTCAGTTTCTAAGAACCGTGCTGGCTTAAAAGTCAGTTTGGGTGTTGCGCTGTTAGTGTCAAAGCGCATCTCGGTGACAACTGAAGTGATGGGCACGCCTTTACTACCAATCATCTTGGCGTACGTTTGCAGGGGCCACTTCCCGGGTTCGCCTTCACCAAAGATAGATTGGCTTGGCAAGGTGAGTTGATACACGTCGCCGCTGATGTCGTTCTCAAGCACTACAGCAAGACGTTGAGAGAAACGGCACGCACGGCTATCGCCCTGACCTGACCCTTTGATATTTTGAGGGCAGTCTTTACAAGCCTTTGACTGTGGGTTTTTGGCCTTGGCATCCGGCACTTCACTATCAGCAGACCAGCAATCCGGGGCAGAAGCAACACCCTTTTTGTATACGCCTGCATAGTATGTACGAGATATTTTCGGCGCGGCGGCAACGATGACTACATTCATCACCCGCTCTTCGTTACGGGCAACCTCTTTACCGTTGACCATCATGCGCCACACACCACCTTCAATGGAGATGCGTTTAGCCCCACCACCGCCACCCATAAGGGCTTTAGTAGTCTCATCAATACCATCAAGACTCCGCAGGTGCGCGGGTAAGTTTTGATTTAATACTGCAAGTTCACTCATGTTTTTCTCCTAATTGAGATGGTGTATTTGCTATCCACATTTAGCCCCGGTGGTAGCAAATCGGGGTTTTCTTCAAGAAACGTAGCCATATTTGACTGAGCAATACGCTTTTCTAATAACTCAGGCGCATTGTGTTCCAATAAAAACTTGTGAAACGAATGCCAATCGTTAGTCCAAAACCTTTTCGAGACGCGGCGACTTACTGTGCCAAACTCAGTCTTGAACCCATCAGCACCCATTGATTTACAGATGGTAAGAATCTCTTCCGCGATACGGTCTTGAGTTTCTTCTAATTCTTTATCTTGCTTTTCAAACTCATCAGTAATTTGTTTCCGCTTATCACGGATTTTTATGTAGGCTTTAACAAGCCTATCAGCAGAGACTTCGCTCATTTTCACTCTCCGTATTGTTATGTTTGATAATACTAATAAAACGATTTTACTCTGTCAAGCATCTTCAAGCAAATTTTTGTAGAGATCAACAACTCTCGTATGAATATCAACTTTCGCTTCAAGCATCGAATACATCCGCTTCTCAACATGTGAGCCTTGGAGGTGCACCACAGTGCATGGGTTACGTTGGCCCGCTCGATGCACACGAGCATTCGCCTGTAAATAAGTTTCTACAGACATCACCGGAGACCAATACACAACTACGTTTGCGGCGTGCAAAGTAACTCCATGAGATGCCGCCTGTGGTTGGATAATGAGAACCTTCGGATCTTTCTCTGTTTGAAATCTACTGAAGATGTCCGTACGTGCATTAACAGACACAGCACCATTGATAATCTCTGCGGTGTATCCGTCCTTAATTAATTCTTCGTACACAATCTGTATTGCATGCCTGTACGGGACAAACACAATAACTTTGTGCGATGCCTCGTCAATAACTTCTTTTAGCGCGGCTATCCGGTTAGAAGCGTCAAAGGCTACGACCTCTCCACTATCGGAATACACAGCGCCACAAGATAGTTGCAGTAACTTATTAAGGTTTGCTGCTGCGTTCACCGTCGTAATATCTTCGCCAGCGGCGGTTGCTACCATGTGTTTACGGATGGTCTCGTAATACTTCTGCTGCTGCGCAGTCAAGGGAACCTGTCGAGTAACGTAGGTCATGTCCGGCAAATCAAGGCACTCTTCTTTGGCAAACCGGATAGCAGGTTGTAGCACCTGATGCACTATTTCTTCTGCCCGGGGGCGGGGCACCCATTTAAATTGGGTAATCTTCTGCATGACCTGATCTTTAAACGACCCAAAGAATCTAGGTACTGACCCGGGGTTGACAATTCTTGCAAGCCCATACGCATCGGTGGGTGCTTGAGCCGCCGGAGTTCCAGTCATCATCCATACCCACGTGCTCGGTTTGATGATTGAGGCTAAAGTTTTCCAGCGTTTTGTAGTTACCGTTTTGTACGCGTTTGCTTCGTCAACTACGATGAGATCAAATCCGCTTTCGTTGACTGCATCTTTGACAATTTCAAGCCCGTCAAAATTACAAATTACAAACTCTGCATCTGACTTAACTGCTTTGATTCGTTTATCGCGTGAGTACGAATGAGCAACCTGAACCGTGCGGTGCATGGCAAATCTAAACAAATCATTTACCCACGCAGACTCCATGATTGACAACGGGCAAAGCACCAGCACTCGTTTGATGATGCCTAACTTCATCAAGTAATCAGCCGCCCAAATCACACTGCCTGTCTTACCTGTGCCCTGCTCGTTAAAGCAGAACGCACGACGGTGTAGCGTTAAAAATTCTGATGTAGTTTTCTGATGAGCAAACGGTCTGTAAAGTCCGGGCCAATCGTAGTGAGCGATGATGGGTGATGGTACGTTTCGGATGCGTAAGTTCTTTAGCACTTGTGCTTCTTCAAGCCCCCACTTCACAAGCACTTCGCCCGTATCAAGCATTTTGCTTTTGGGGATAACCGTAGTGATACGGTTCGGTTCTTTTACTTTTAACAACAATGCTTTATTTTCTAGTATTTGCAATTCACTCTCCAACAAGACGCCGATAGGCCGAAAGTGATGTTTTCACTTTCAGCCCAAAAAACTTTACTACTGTAAAACCTAGTTTACTTCTTTTTCTTGTAATTACGCGAACGATTTTTATTAGGGGATTCCAGTACGTACCCGTCCTTGTTCGTACCACCCTTGCTCAGTGCAACCTTATGGCTAACATCTTTACCAGTCCGGCTCACACCTTTTTTATCTAATGCACGTCGAGCACGTTGGCGTTCCATTCTATCGCCATGCTCATCCCGTTTAACTTGCATTTCATACTCATGCTTGTACGGGCGCGGTGACTTCGTATACGGCATTAATGATTTTTTCCGTTGTGTATGCAATTAACTACCACACAGTACTGTTTGCAAGAGAAGTTTGGCTTGGGGTTCCATACCTCGTTC